ATACAGACTTGCAAAATTTCACAGGAACAAAGCTATTAGACAAGATAAAAGCGGACATATTAGCAAGTACATTAACGGGCAATTATTTAACGCTTACAACGACTTATTTAAAGCCGATGCTTATTCACTTGGCTATGAAGTATTATTTGCCGTTTGCAGCTTACACGATTTCAAACAAAGGAGTTTACAAACACAATTCCGAAAATTCAACAAGCGTAGAAAAAAACGAAATAGACTTTTTAATTGAAAAGGAAACACAAATAGCGCAACACTACACACAACGATTTATTGACTACATAAGTAATAATAATAATTTGTTTCCTGAATACAATAGTAATTCAAATAGCGATATGTTTCCAGACACAAATAATAATTACACAGGATGGTACATTTAAAAACATACAAACCAAAAGAAGTTAATATCGTAAAGTTAAAAACTTATTTAAAGAAATTAGAAAATGTCAAATAAAAACGGTTGGGGTGACGGAGCTTCTAACAATAAAATAGGTTGGGGACAAGGCGCAAATAATTATATTGGTTGGGGTTCTTCGGAATTAGTAAGTTACGAAGGTTTAACAAATATAGTTGGTGCTTTTACTACTGAATGGACTACAACTGCACCAAGTGAAAGTATAGAATTACCATATACAGGAACAGGAACTTATACAGGAACTATTTATTGGGGTGACGGAAGTACAAGTGTTAATAGTGTAGCAAATAGATTTCACACTTACGCAACAGCAGGAACTTATACGGTTATAATTACAGGGGATTGCATAGGTTGGGATACTAATTCAGCTGGTGGCTCAACTTATTGGACTTCAGTAGTAAATTGGGGACAGCTTCAGTTAGGTACTGAAAACTATGGTTATAATTTTGCATATTGCCCTAATTTAGATTTATCTTCAGTACAAGGTACTTTAGATTTAACAGGGGTAACTGTATTTGCTGGCTTGTTTTATGACTGTACTTCTTTAACTACAATCAATAATATAAATTCTTGGGACACTTCAGCAGTTACAACTATGGCTGAGATGTTTGCTAATTGCTCTGCATTTAATCAATCGTTATCATTTAATACTTCTGCTGTTACGGATATGGCACAAATTTTTAATGGTTGCTCGGTATTCAATCAGCCATTGAGTTTTAACACTTCGGTAGTTACGGAGATGAGTAGTATGTTTGAAGGTTGCTCGGTATTTAATCAGCCGTTATCATTTAATACATCATCTGTTACAAGTATGAGAAGAATGTTTAAAGATGCACCTGCATTTAATCAAAACATAGGAACTTGGAATGTAGAAAATGTAACAGACTTTACTGGTTTTATGCAAGGCAAAACAGATGCAACTTTCTCTACTACTAATCTAAACGCAATCTATAATGGGTGGAGTACACAATCAGTACAACCAAGTTTAACAATAGATTTTGGCACTGCTAAATATACATCAGCTGCAACAGCAGGAAGATTAGTATTAACAGGGACTAAATTATGGACTATAACAGACGGCGGTATATAATGAAAAGTAACTATTTAGCAAGTTTATATTTTATAGCGGGTTTTTTAACTTCGTTTTCTTTGATTTGTCAAGGCACAGAACCTTATATTAATTTGGCAGGGGTTACTTTATTTTTTTATTTAACTTTCAGTTTGACTGAAGCATTAGAAGACTTATGAAACTACAACTATATTTATTACTTTACACAATTAAAAATTCAGCGTTGAAACTTATAACAATTATTTGTTCGTTTTTTTTACCTATTTCTGGCATACTTGGTTTATTATTTACTTTGATATTAGCAGACACAGCTACAGGAATTTGGAAAGCAAAACATTTAAAACAAGAAATAACTTCACGTAAACTTTCGGCAATAATTTCTAAAATTTTACTTTATGAGTTGTGTGTTATTCTATTTTTTTTAATAGACTATTTTATTTTAAACGACATAGTTTTAACCGTGTTTTCCGTGCCATTAATGCTTACAAAAGTTTTAGCATTGATTTTAGCCAGTATCGAAATACAGTCCATTTCAGAAAATTGGCGCATTGTCAAAGGTGTAAATTTATGGCAGTCTGCGAAATTACTTTTTACCCGTGCAATAGATATTAAAAACGACATAAACAAACTAAAATGAATTTAAGCGCACACGTTACACTTGCAGAGTTTGAAAATTCACCGACTGCAACAACACACGGAATAAATAATAAAATGAGTGAGTCGCAAATTGCGTCCGCAAAATTATTGTGTGAAAACGTTTTTGAACCTTTGAGACTTTACTTAAACACACCGATTAAAATTAGTTCGGGTTTTCGTTGCGTACAGCTTAATAAAATGATAAAAGGAAGTTCAACAAGCCAACATACAAAAGGCGAAGCAATGGACATTAAAATAGACGCAAAAGGCTTTCATTTTATCAAAGACAAGTTAGAGTTTGACCAATTAATTTGGGAGTTTGGAAACGATGAAAATCCGTCTTGGGTTCACGTTAGTTATAAAAAAGGTAGAAATAGAAAACAAGTTTTAAAAGCAACCAAGCAAAATGGCAAAACTAAATATAGTTCTTATTAGTCTTTTTCTTTATTCGTGTTCGGCTCAATATCACCTGAACAAAGCAATTAAAAAAGGTTACAAGTGTGAAAACACGAGCGACACAATTCGTATTACAACTTTGGATAGTATTCCATACATAGTAAACGACACAATAGTTTGGGAAAAATTTTTTACTACCAAAGACACCGTTATAGTTTACAAGAATGTTTATATTCCAAAAACAAAATGGGAAGTTCGAACCGAGATAAAATACAAATATAAAATTCAGTTAAAGACTATTTACAAAGATAGAATAGTTGAAAAAGCAAAAGCAAAATCTGAAGGGCAAAAAGCAAAATCTGAAGCAAAGAGTAAACGACCAACAGGAAATTTAAACTTACTTTTTGTTGGAGTTGCAATTGGTTTATTACTTTCGTGGTTATGGAAGTACGCAAAACAATCATTAATCTAAATTTTTTATGAAAAATAACAGCGCACGGTTTCGACTTAAACAAGACGAGATTGAAATACTTATGCAGTATCGTGGCATCAAAGAAGCAACAGACGAAGCAGGAGTTGACGACAAAGACGTAAAACACGGATGGTTAAAAACTAAACAAGCAAGTTTATTCTTTAAAAACCCAAACTTTAAAGCTGAAGAACTAAACGCTATTCAACAAATAAAAGACGAATGTATAAAAGAAGTAAAATTATACGCTCCAAAATATAATGAAGCAGTAATAAAATACGACATTGAAAAAGACGGACATTTACTTGTAATTGATATTGCAGACTTACATATAGGAAAATTAGCAACAGCATTTGAAACAGGCGAAGACTATAATTCACAGATTGCCGTTAAACGTGCAAAAGACGGACTACAAGGTATTTTAAACAAAGCAAAAGGGTTTTATATTGACAAAGTTTTATTTGTTGCAGGAAACGACATTTTACACACAGACAACACAAGGCGAACAACAACAGGTGGAACACCACAAGACACAGACGGAATGTGGTACGACAATTTTTTAATGGCTAAAAATCTTTATATTGAATTATTAGAGCAATTAATGATTTTCGCAGAAGTTGAAGTAGTTTACAATCCAAGCAACCACGATTACACGCACGGTTTCTTTTTAATGCAATTAATTGAAGCGCACTTTAACAATAGTACAATTCGTTTTAACGTAGATTTAAAACACCGAAAAGCATTTAGGTATGGAAGTAACTTAATAGGCACGACACACGGTGACGGAGCGAAAATAGAAAACCTACCTTTATTACTTGCAACGGAGTTTCCTATATTATGGAGCAAAACAAAACATAGATATATTTATTCGCACCACGTACACCACAAAACAAGCAAAGATTTTATAGGAGTAACATTTGAAACGTTACGCAGTCCTTCAGGAAGTGACAGTTGGCACAAAAAAATGGGTTTTTGCGGAGTACCTCGCGCGGTTGAAGGTTACGTCCATCACAAAGAATTTGGACAAGTCGCCCGAATTACCCATATATTTAGTGCTTTATTCGTTTTTTGTTTGTATTTATAATTTATTAAACTATATTTGTCATTCATAGTTAAAAAAAAGAAAACAGTTGTAAGCTCCCCAGCACGCAGCTGTTTTTTTTTGTGCCTAATAACACTAAATATACTTTACAAATAACAATACTTTTGTAAGATATGCTTTACATAATAGGCAAAATTCCGATTTATTAAGTAAAAATTACCTTCGTTATATGTTTTACCTTTAAACAAAGGCAAATTACACCCTTGTTCTTATTTAGAATGAATATTTATAACGTTTTTTTCTATTCAGCAAACCCAATAAACACAAGCATTTTAAAAATAAATTAAAAATAATTGTTAAAAAGTATTGCAGTTATTAAAATAGTATTTATATTTGCATATAATTATTAACGAAAACTAAAACACTATGAAAACAGAATTTAGCAAAGTAATTGACATCTTGGAACTACAACAACAAGAAGACAATTACACCACAAACCAACTGCATTTAATCATCCAGACCTTAGCAACATTTTTAGACGA